AAGATTTAAAAGCAAAAAATATAAGGCTTACGAAATTGAATTGTTTTATTTATTGCCTGCATTAGATATTCCAAAAGGCGATTTGAGCATAGAAATTGAATTTGGATTTAGCAATGCAGCCAAAGATATAGACAATCCGGTCAAACCTTTTTTGGATATTTTACAAAAAAGATATAGATTTGACGATAAACAAATTTATGAACTTTACATTGTTAAAAAAATAGTTAGTAAAGGAAAGGAATACATAGCATTTAAAATAAATAAATATGGAAATTAAACTAATGCCAACAAAAATAGTAAAGATTGATATAATAAAAATCAATCCAAGCAATCCAAGGGTTATAAAGGATTACAAATACAAAAAACTTTTAAAAAGTATAAGAGAATTTCCGGAGATGTTAATGCTGCGGCCAATTGTTGTTAGTAATGATATGGTAATTCTTGGCGGCAACCAAAGATATCGAGCATGTCAAGAAGTAGGTTAAAAGATGTTCCAATTATTTTAGTGAGCGAATTAAGCCAAGAGCAAATTGATAGATTTGTAATAACGGATAATGTTTCATTTGGAGATTGGGATTACGATATGCTTGCAAACAATTGGGATAGTGAATTAATAGATGCATCCGGATTAGATTTATGGCAACAGCCGGCCGATATTGATTATAGTTTATTAGATGATGCAAGCGGCGGATTAGATAATTTGGTTTCTGATATGGCGGATGGCGTAAAGAAAGCAATTCAGATTGAATTTGAAGCAGAACATTACGAAGAAGCGCAGGCATTAATAAAATTTTGGCGCGAACAAAAGATGTATATCGGCGGCGTGATTATTGAAAAACTTAAAGAAGAAAAAAATAAGCTAAAATGAAAGTCTTTATAACAATTGGTGGCAATGGAACGCGGATGAAAGCAATTAGTCCGCAAGAAAAACATTTGCTGTATTATAAAGGGCATCGGATTATAGATTTGATATTAGAATTATATCCGCAAGCAAATTTGATTGGCAATAAAAAAACAAACAGCCGCAAAGAAACATTAAAAGAGATTGAAAATGAAATAGATTGTTTAATTATTGATTGTGATATTATACCTTTATTAGAGCAAGAAATTGATTTCCAAGAAGATACAATATTTGTTTTTGAAAGCGATAAGAATAAATATGGCTCTTTGAATTTAATTGGCGATAGAGTAATTGCGGTATCGGAAAAAGAAAATATATCAAACATAAAATGCAGCGGCGCGTATTTTGTTAAATCAATTGCAGCTTTATTGCAAAACATGACAGATGACAATAGCATAGCATCCGGAATGATTGGTGCCAAAACAATTAAAGAAAATACATTTATAAGATTAGGCGATATAGAAGATTATTTTGAAGCATTATGATTATAGCAGTTGATTTTGATGGGACATTGGCATTGGGCAACAAAAGCCATATCAGCATATTAGAGCCAAATCTTTTATTGATAGAAAGATTGCAATTGCTGCGCGCGGAAATTAATCCAACGATAAAAATTGTAACAGCAAGAGGCTCAAAATCAAATCTTTCCACAGAAGAAAAAGAAATCAGATACCAAAAATTAATATCAGATTGGTTAAATAAATACAATGTGCCATTTGATTGCATAAGTTTCAACAAAGAATACGCAACAATGTACATTGATGATATGACAATAAACCAAGATGCAGCATTTGCCGGTTTATTAAGTCCGTTCACAAAAAATAAAATAATATTCACGCCGGATACCATAATCAAACAAACGCAAAGCGCATTATTTGAATTTGAATGGTATAAAATAGCCGCAGCGCATTTAGATATTCCAAAGGTTTTATTTTGCAACGATGAATTGATTATTACAGAACGCATAAAAGACCATAGAAAGCCAATGGCGCAGGATTTTATTGAGATAATTAATAAAATGCGCACAATAGATGGGAAGCCGGTACCATTTGAAACATATTTAGAAAACATAAAACCAATAAAACATTCAACGCAGGCGGTTGCAGATTTACAATTGCCGCAGCACGATGCTACATTCTTCCATGGAGATTTATCAACAACAAATATTTTAGTCGCGGATAAAATATACTGCATTGATGCAAACAGCCGCAACATCTTTGGAAGTTATTTAACAGATGCCGGCAAAGCATATTTCAGTTTAATAGCATTTGAGCAAAATTACGCGGAAGCAGAAAAGATTGCGCAGGCATTTGGGCCGGATGTTATAAAATTTGCAGTCGCTGAAGGATTGCGCGTTTGCAAATACCAAGAAAAATATATTTCAATAGTAAACAATATCGCAGATTTGATATGAAGATAGCAATACCCACACACCGCAGGGCAAATGTAATTAACAAATTGACATTAAACCTTTTGCAACAATTCAATAAAGCGGATATCTATATTTTTGTAAGCGATGCGCAGGATATGCCATTATATCAAAAAGAATGTGCCGGTTATAATCTAATCCAATGCAATACGGATAATGCGACAGATAAGTTTAATTTCATACAAAGCTATTTTGATGGCAACGATTTTATATTTGTTATTGAAGATGACATTAAAAAAATTCAATCTTTAGTAACAAGCGACATCGCAAAGCTATTCAAGTTTATAGAAAGCTATTGTTTGAGGCATAATATTAATTCATTTGGCGTATATCCAAGTTCAAATAAGTTTTTTATGAGCAAGACAATAGATATTGGATTAACTTACATTGTAGCAAATCTATTTGGATTTAAGGCGCAGCAAGATAGCCGGTTAATGTGCAAGATGCGTTCAAAGACAGATTATGAAAGAAGCGTTTTGTACTATAATATTCTTGGAGATATTGCAAGGTTTAATTTTGTATCTTGTTTGACAAACAATTATAGCAATGCCGGCGGCATGCAAGAAATGGCAAATAGAGAAGCCATAGAAAAAGAAGCATCATTAATGCTGTGCAAAATGTATCCGGAAGTTTACAGCATAAACACAAAAAGAAAATCAAAATATACGGAATTGAAAATGAATAAGAATGTTAAAAAACAAACAATATGAAAAGAATAGATTTAATTGAACAGCCGCATGCAAATAAGATTGGCGATAAATGCATTTATACAGAGCCAAATATTACAGAAGATTGCATATTCTATGGCGCAGATGGCAATCCAATTGGTTTCTTTTTGCGCAGCATGCCAACGAAAGCAAGTAAGTTAGCAGATTTAGCGAATGCGGAATTACTTTCAAAGAATGTACCAAAGCAAGAAATGAGCCGAGGGCCGCAAGGCAATAAAGCGGACAAGGCAGCAAGAGCCGCAGCCGGAAAGAATTTAGTAACGCAGTTCAGCACCATTTTAGGCTCTGTGGCACCGAAACCACACATGCGCAGGCCTTATCCTACCATCAGCAGCGTTCACTCCGTTAAATCGGCCGGAATGTTCATTAAAGCGATGCTGTTATTAGCCAAAGAAGCAGAAGATTTAATTCAAGACATTTTGCCGCAGCAATATGCAGCGCAGCAGGAATTATTTAAAGATGTGAAAAAAGAATGGCGATTTGGCAATTTGTTTACAAGTAGCATTTCAAATTATAATATCAATGCCGATTACCACAGAGATGCCGGCAATATAGTTGGCGCAGTAAATGTTATAATCACAAAGCGTTTAAATTCCATTGGCGGAAACTTAAATGTGCCGGATTACAATGCAACGATTGACCAATGCGATAATTCAATTTTGGTTTATCCTGCATGGCGCAATCTGCATGGAGTAACGCCAATAATCCCAACACATGATGGCGGATACCGCAATAGTTTAATATTTTATCCTCTGAAAGCATTTAAAGGCATTTAAGAATACAGAAATGGACATACAAAAAAGAGCAATGCTTGAAGCATTAGAAAAAAATTTGGGGATTGTTACCGGTGCCTGCATGCAAGTTGGAATCGCAAGGTCAACACATTATTTATGGATGAGCAACGACAAAGAATATAAAGCCGCAGTAGAAGAAATTGAAAATTTGACTTTAGATTTTGCAGAAAGCCGGTTGCACAATAAGATTAGAGATGGCGATACCACAGCTACAATCTTTTTCTTAAAGACAAAAGGAAAGAAACGCGGATATATTGAACGCGTAGAGCAGGAAGTTACCGGTACCATGGACAATCATTTACAGATATCAATTGTAAGGACAGACCACAGAATTAAAAAAGCGGAAAACGAAATAGATTTAGAATAGCATGTTTGAAACAACAGAACTCTTTGATGAAAATTTGCAGGCCGATACCAAAATTGTTATCAATCAAGGAGGTACATGGTCATCAAAAACTTATTCTATCTTGCAAGTGCTGTCTTATATTGCATTAACAGATGCCGGTTGTTTGATTACCATAGTTGGACAAGATATTCCAAACTTGAAACGCGGCGCGCTGCGCGATTTCCAAAATATTTATTTAGATACGCCATTAATTGAAGCAGAAATATTGAGTTTCAATAAATCAGAACGCACATTTGTATTCCGTAATGGCAGCACAATTGAATTTCAATCTTATGATAATGCGCAAGATGCCAAATCCGGCAAACGCGATTACCTTTTTATTAATGAAGCCAATGGTATTGATGTTAATATTTGCAAACAGCTAATAATCAGAACGAAGAAAAAAGTTTTTATTGATTACAATCCGGATGCAGAGTTTTGGGTACACGAAGAATATTTGAATAATCCAATTGCCACATTCTTATATTCAGATTATAGAAATAATCCTTATGTGCCGCAAAGCATTATAGATGAAATAGAGGGATTAAAAAATATAGATTTTGAATTGTGGAAAGTTTATGCGCGTGGAGTTACCGGCCGCATAGAAGGATTGATTTATAGGCATTGGAGTACAGCAAATGAATTTCCTGCGGACATTCCGTTTGTTTATGGATTGGACTTTGGTTATAACCATCCAACAGCATTAATCAAAACCGGTTGGAGCGACACCACATTATACGCGCAGGAATTAATCTATGAAAGCGGATTAACAACCGCAGCACTAATTGAAAAGATGCGCAGTTTAAATTTAGGCAGCATACAGATTTACGGCGACGCAGCGCGACCGGATACAATAGAAGAACTATATCAGTCCGGATTAAATGTTTTCTCCGCAGAGAAGCCGGTAAAGGATGGCATCAATGCTATAAAATCAAAACCTTTATTCATAATAGATAGTCCTAATTTGGTAAAAGAGTTGAGGACATACAAATGGAAGGTAGATAAGAATAATAAACCTTTAGATGAGCCGGTTAAATTCAATGATGATGGAATGGACGCAATGCGATACGGATTTTATAATGGTTTTAAAGCTGCAAACAAAAAGATATCATGGTTTTAATAACAATAGACAAAGAATACCAATTTCCAACGCAGTTAAATGAAATTACGCTGCGCCAATTTATAGCCATATCTGAAAAAATAAATGAAAAAGATTATGACAATATAGTTTTTGATTTAATACCGGTGCCGGAAGAAGTTTTTTTTAACATAAGCATAGAGGGCCGGTTTAAAATTATACAGCTAATTGAAATTTTAATGGATGGCGAATTTTTGCATGAGCAAAAAGGTATTGATTTAAATTTATTAATAGATTGCCCGATTGGCCAATTTGAAGATTGGAAAGCAATGTTAATGCAGCAGAAAGATAATGCATGGAATGCGCTGCCATACTTATGCATTTTAGAAGCAGGCGATTACAATTTTGATAGCAGGATTAAAGACCGATTAAATGTTTGGTTGGATATGCCGGCATCTGTTGCACTTTTTTACCAAAACATTATCAACCAAGAATTTGAAGATATTAAAAACAAATTCCTACCTTTGTTTGAAAACGAAGTTGAAGATATACAATTAGAAGCAGGTTTACAAACGCTGCAACAATTTGGGGGATATTTAACTTTGGTGCAATTGGCAGGGGGAGTTTATAAGGACATAGATGCTGTTTCAAAAACATCAGTTGGAGAAGCCTATACATTTTTAACTTATAAGCACATAGAAAGGCAATATGAAAAAAACTTACAAAAATTATTAAGTGAAAAAGCTAATAGAAATATTCAAGATTAAAGCAGATAAATCATTTTACTTTGGTAATGGTACCATGATTGAATTAAATGCGCAGTCGGATGCAAAGTATCCATTGATTTGGATGCTCTTTCCGGTAACGATTACCAATAACAGCACAAACAATTTTATCGTATCGCAAACATACAATTTCAATTTATTGTTTTTGCAATCCGGCCATACAACAGATAAACAATCAACGATGAATAAATCGTTTGATGATATGAATAATATTATGGTTGGATATATCCAATCTATGCAAATTGATAATGAAGATTTAGAACGCAATCTAATGACATTTGGACAAGCATCAATGATTAATAAAAAACAAGACAATGTTCATTTCGGTTGGTCTGTGCCGGTAAATGTTACGCTGCCAATTGATAGTTCACTTTGTTGTAATATGTTTGAATAATGGATTTTAAATTAACTACGCAAGTTGTAAATAATTTGAATGATGCTTTGGTTAAAGCATTAAATAAGGCAGGCTCATTATCTGATTCTCATGAAGTTGTTACAAATCAAGAAACCACATTTACAGATATAAATATTGTTGCGAATGATTATTGGTTTTGGCAAAACGCAGGTAGAGGAATTACCAAAGTAGGAAATTATCCTGCATTGTTGCGGCCCAAGATTGATGATTGGGTGCAAAAGTTGCCGACATGGTATGGGCCGGATAAAAAAGATGGCTCAAAAGGCAAAGCATTAACAAAAGATGAGCAGGCTTTTTTGATTACGCGTAAAATACATCGCGATGGATTTAAAGGAAATTTCTATGTTGATAATACCATACCGCAATTTGAAACATTAATTAATGAAGCAGTATTGCAAGACATTCAAAATTATTTTAATAACGAATTTGACAAATGAGTTTAACATTAGAAGCACAGCCGGCATTTCAAACTGCGGTTTATAATCCAATCACATATTTATTTTCTTCAGATGTAAGAGATGATTATACCATTGGCGCGCAATTATCAGTTGGAGCAGGAAATATTACAAACACCGCAGGATATGTTACATTCTTTTCGGCAGCTCATGGATTATTGCAAGGCGATTTTATTTTAGTAACAGACCAAGCAGATTTAACAAACTTGCTTGGAGTTGTTTATATTACGCAATTAATTGATGTGAATACATTTGTAACAAATATTCCATTCACAATTACAAATAGTGCAAATGTTTTATTCTATAAATATTATAATAATTACAATGCTATTATTCGTGTCTATGGTTATTTTGATTGCATTGCAGCTTATGGATTGCTTGCAAAAATTCAATTAAGACCTTTCTTTGATAATGGATTTTGTAATTTCTATATTGATATTGCAGATATTTTGAAAGATTTTAATTCGGATTGCAATACCGCAGCCGGCGGAATATCTTCAGATTTATATTTATTGTCTTCAACATTAACATACCAAAATAATGAGCAATCATTTTTAAAATTTTACATTTCGTACGCAGAAGGATTTGATAATCCGGTTGGCACAGATGCGGAATATATTGAAACACCTCCAACTGATTTATAACATGCCTACATATTACCATACATCAAACGCAGCATTGCAATATAATCAAACAAATAACATGGATGATTATTATGCAGATACTATTACCGCTCCGGTTGCAAAGTTTTTAACGGAAGCACCTAATCCAAGAATATTAGCAGAGAATGAATTATCTGCATTGTATTTTTTATGCTTACCACAAAATATAATTGTTCGGTATTCTTATTATGAAAATAATACTTTTATTTCAAATACTGATATTAATTATTTAGAAGCAAGTTTAAAATATCATAATGCAATAACAATAAATTGGAGCGGCGCACCGGCAAATGCAAATAAAATTGCAGTTCAAATTTTTAATGAAAATCCGGATCCACTTACGGAGATAAGATATTTTATCAGAGCAGAAAGCACATGCATAGAAAATCAAATTGTATGGCTTAATAAATTAGGCGGATACGATAGCTTTATGTTTACCGGCGGATTAGAGAGTTCTATTACCGCAGTAAAAGAAACAGAAATTGAAAATCCATTTAATACAAATTTTTTATCGCCTTACGCAATTACATCTTATCGTTCAATAAATTCAAACAAACAGATTAAGATTGCGCATCGCTGCGCTAATAATGAAACTGCGCAATGGTTAAAAAATGAATTAATTAATTCAGCAGATATTTATATCGTTGAAGATTTGGTTTATAAACCGGTATTAATGCAGGATGCAAATGTGGGATACAATTCTTATTCAAAAGAATTTATCGTAACATTTAATTTAAAATTTGCTTTCCCAATTAACATTCAAACAAGATAATGGATTACGCAGAAATAATAATTGATGGTCAATTTACAATAGAATTGTCGGGTGCAAATATAAGCATTCCAACAACCTACGAATTGATTGATATTACGAATTTGAATAGGCGCAGCGGAAGCAAAACAAAAACGATTACCATACCAAGAACAAAAATAAACGATAAAATATTTGGCATCCCTTATAACCTTGCGGCAAATAATCAATTTGATAAATTTAGCAGCAGAAAAATTACAATAAAGAAAAATTCTTATGTAGTTTTTGATGGTTTATTTAAACTGACAGATATTACAATTGATACTATTAATCTTTATGCGTTTGCAGAATTAAGCAAGCTGAAAGAATTATTTGGCGAAAGAACTTTAAATGAATTAAACCTTTCAGATTTAGACCATTTATACGATGCAACAATTTTTGATACATGGAACGGAATTTATCCGGTTGCAAATGAAGATTATTTTTATCCGCTAATTGATTACGGAAAATTTGATGGAAAGACACCGGTTGTTGATTGTGAAGCAGGCTCGCAAGATGTAAAGATTACAGATTTAAGGCCGGCAGTTTATTTGAAGCGCATCATCAAGCAAATGGTTTACGATAGCGGATATACTTTGCAAACAAGTTTTTTTGATAATCCGACTTTAGAAAAATTGATGATACCTTTTACGAATAATGAATTTATTCATTCTGTTGAAGGTGGTATTGAGATAGATGGTTTTTGGGGATATGCCGCAGCCGAAACAAATATACCGGCCGGCACAGATGGCGTTTTTATTATTCCAACAGACATAGAAGTTTTTGACACATTAAATCAATGGGATAATTCTTTATACGAATATATTGCAGCAACAAATCAGACAACCAAATGGTCAGCAAGTTTTGAAGTTATTTTTGACACTCCAAGCAGCACCTTTGTTGCGCCGGAAGAAGGATATTTTATTGTAGAAAGATACGATGGTTTTAGTTGGACACAGATACAACAATTTCAAATCGTTAGACCAAATTCAAGATTTAAATTTCAAGCGCAATATACCGGAACTCAAACATTTGGTATCGGCGAAGGATTGCGTTTTAAATTTAACAAGCAACAAGAAACAATAAATATAAGTTTCAAGATGCAGCGTTTGACATTTGATACAAGCGCAGGCGGAAAGACAATTGAAGTCGGAGAGTTTGTGCAATTGGCACCAAATTTACCGCCAATAAAACAGCAAGATTTATTTAAGTATTGCTATCAAATGTTCAATTGGGTTGTATTGGTTAATGATATTACCGGAGTAGTAAATATTGAAACATACGAAAACTATTATAGGAATGGCGGCCAAAAAGATTTCAGTAAAAAAATATCTTTAAAACCAAATCCATCAATCAGTTATTTGCAAACTAATTTTAATCGTAAATATGATTTTAAATACAAAGGCGATGACAAAGATTTTTGGCTGTTGCAATACAATCAAAGACAAACATTAGCAAGGCCCTATCCGTTTGGAGATGGCAAATATTATTTAACGCAGGATGGCGAAGCAAAAACCATTGGCGAAGTTGGATTTTCGCCAACGATAATTGAAAAAACATTTAATGGCACCGCACCGAATTACATTTATCTCCCTACGATGTGGGAAGATACAAGACCTGCGGTGTGGACTACGCAAAGGATGCCAAGAATATTAATTAATGCAGGATTAATTGATATATCAAAATTATCCGATGTTTATACGCAATTATCAACAGAAGGTGCCACATGTGTTGTATCTCAAATTCCTTTATGTTATTTTCAAAAGGTTCAATATAATGATTTTGCAATTGATGCGTTTGATTTAAACCTTTCTTTCAATACGCCATTAGGAATTGGCTTTATGCCAAAAAATTTGGTTGATACTTATTACAAAAATCCAATAGACCAATTGAATATCAGCGCATCTTTAGTTGCGTATTTTAATTTATCTGCAAGAGATATTGCGGAATTAGATTTTTCACAGCTATGGTACATAGAATATTTCAATGCTGTGTTTAGATTAAACAAAATAATTGATTTTGAGCCAAATGGCAAAGGATTAACCAAAGTAGAGTTGATAAATGTAGGTGTGGAATACGATTATGGAGATGAGTTTGCAAAACTTTATCCAAATGTTCCTACCTTTGATTTTATTATAACAGAAGCAGGGGATGAAATTTTAACAGAAAATAATTTTAATATAACAACAGAATAAAAAAATAAATAACATGGCAACTAAAAAAATATCACAATTAACAAACGCCGGCGCATTCGGAGGAACAGAACAATTTCCTTTAGTGCAGGGCGGCGTAACTTTAAAAGGAACGCCAAATCAAATGTCCACATTTGTATCAAGTCAAATTAGCGCAAATTTTGTTACGAATGCATCGTTAGCAAGCACATTGGCAAACTATGTTACCAATTCAAGTTTAGCATCAACATTAGCAGGATATGTAACGACCGGCACATTGGCAAATTATGTAACGAATGCATCTTTAGCATCTACATTATCTTCTTATGTTACGAACGCAAGTTTATCATCTACATTAGCAAACTATGTAACCAATGCTTCATTGAGTTCTACATTGGCAGGGTATGTTACAACCGGAAGTTTATCTTCTCAATTAGCAAATTATGTTTTAGCAACTACATTGAGTAGCACATTAGCAAATTATGTTTCTTTAGCAGGCACGCAAGTAATAACCGGAACAAAAACATTTAGCAATGCGAGTACAAAATTTTATACAACCGCAGCAATTAGTCCATCGCAAAGCGGCGGCGGCGCGCCGGTAAATTATGCTAAAAGAATAGGCACCAATGCTGATGCGCAAGTTTTAGATGCAGGTATAAATTCATCCGGCGCAGCATGGTTTCAAAATTATTCAAATGTTGATGACACAATTTTTGATGTCATTGCATTAAATCCGGTCGGCGGCGATGTGGTTGTAAATAGAATTACATCAGCAGGATATAAATTTGATGTCAATGGAAGTTTTAGAAATGCAAACAATGCGTATCTTGCAACAACATTAAATGCGATTGTTGGAATTGGAACAACAACAACAGATACGACTGCGCAATTGCAATTAAATTCTACAACGAAAGGAACATTATTGCAAAGAATGACAACCGCACAAATTAACGCAATCTTAACACCGGCAAATGGATTAATGATTTACAATACAACAATCAGTCACATGTGTTGTTATCAAGGTGGCGCATGGGCAAAGTTTTCACATTCTCCAATGTAATTAATTAAAAAAAATATGAATAAAGTTCAACAATTACAAATCTTGCATGGTGCATTTGATTTGGCAGTACAAAAAGGAGCATTCAAATTAAACGAATGCGAAGCAATATTAGATGCTTTAAAAGCATTTGCAAATGATATTGCAGAAGAAGAAAAAGAAAGTAAAATCATTAAAGAATAAAAAAATGAAAAGAGGAAATAAAGTAAGATACAAAAAGCATTTGCAATTTATAGATATTGAAAATGAAGGTGGTATTGAAATGCCCGAAGGTGGTCAGCCAAATAATAATGTTCAAAAAAATGAAACTATTGTTAGCTACACTAAAGATATTGGAATAGTTAATTATCATGATAAAATGATATATCATAATGAAAGATTTAATGATTATACTCCTATGACCAAAAGACATTTGAAATGGGCAGTAGGCAGGGCAAAGAATAAAACAAAAGATAATAATTGGGGAATTACGCAAGGTTAATAAAAAATGGCAGATGAAAAATCAGTTGTTTATAATGTGTCCATTGAGTATGGCGCATTAAAACAATCGCAAGAAGATATACAAAAAAGG